TGGAAGCCGAGGGACTGCAAGCTATCGCTACCCGGGTCAGTACAGGGCCAGAATGTTCGATTCTGATTCAAGATGGGTATGTAGTTGGTAAAGAACAGCCAGTGCCACAATGGAAAGCAGGTGAGTTTTAGTGCAGATTACCCGAGGAAAGATTGAAAGTGCTCAGAAGGTCGTAATTTATGGTCCGGAGGGAATAGGAAAATCTTACTTTGCCTCCCGGTTCCCGAACCCGGTATTTATCGATACAGAGGGCAGTACGAAACATATGGACGTAGCCAGGTTACCTAATCCCTCCAGCTGGACCATGTTGCTGCAGGAGATTAATTACGTCAGGGCTAACCCCAATATCTGCGACACCCTGATAGTTGATACGGCAGACTGGGCCGAGCGGTTGTGCATAGAAGAAATATGTGCAAAGTCTCAAAAAACAGGCATTGAGGACTTCGGCTATGGCAAAGGTTATGTCTACCTTGCTGAAGAGTTTGGCCGGCTGCTAAATGCTCTTACTGAGCTTATTGACCTAGGAATAAATGTGGTCATGGTTGCCCATGCCCAGATGAGGAAGTTTGAGCAGCCGGACGAACTAGGAGCTTACGACCGCTGGGAATTGAAGTTACAGAAAAAGACTGCCCCTATGGTCAAAGAATGGGCCGATATGGTGTTGTTCGCCAATTACAAGACCTACGTGGTTAATGTGGATGGTCAGGGAGCCGACAAGGGTACCAATAAGGCCCGGGGCGGCAAACGGGTGATCTACACCACCCACCACCCCTGCTGGGACGCCAAGAACCGGCATGACTTACTGTCGGAGATACCGCTGGACTATGACGAGATCGGTCCGTTGATTATCACCCGGAGTGTGAGCCCTAAATCGGCTCCGGTACCGGCACCGACGCCGCCATCCCCTGCTAAACCGGAACCAGCGCAGGAGCCGCCGCAGGCTCCGCCACCCCCCGAACAAAAAACAGCGCCCCGGGTGGAACAGCAGCCTGAACTACCGGAGTATATAGCACCTCTCAATATCCCACAGGCCCTGGCTGACCTGATGCAGCAGAATAATGTCACAGTGGAGGAAATTCAGCGGGCAGTGGCCAGCCGGGGGTACTATCCGGTTGATACCCCTATTGATAACTATGACCCGCAGTTTATCTCGGGGGTGCTGGTGGGCGCCTGGGGCCAGGTTTACAAGATGATCGAGGAAATACGGGACGAAATCCCGTTTTAAAAGGAGGAATAACGCATGAGTAATGATGGATGGGAAAAGTACGGTACTGTAGTTAATTCCGAGGATCGTGAACTAGGCTGGGACGATGTAATAGAAAACGATAGCCCGGAGTTTGTCATACTGCCTGACGGTGACTATGACTTTGAAGTTGTCGATTTTGAACGTGGCCGGCATAACGGATCTGAGAAATTACCGCCTTGCAATAAGGCTATAGTCCATATCCGCATAGAGGTTAAAGAGGGCATATCTATAATTAAACATCAGTTGTTTTTGCACACGATCACCGAGGGAATGCTCTGTGCATTTTTCACCGGGATCGGCCAGCGTCAGAAGGGCGAACGGCTGAAAATGAATTGGAACGCAGTCGTAGGATCTAAGGGCCGGTGTAAGGTAGGCACCCGTAAATGGACCAATGATGAAGGCAAAGAAATGGTATTTAACGAGATTAAGAAGTTTTACGAGCCGGAAGCTAAAGGCTTTACTCCGGGGAAGTTTTAGCCTATGCAGTTACGACCATATCAAGCAGAAGCAAAAACAGCTATACAGGCTGAGTGGGCAAAGGGCAATAATAAGACCCTGGCAGTTATGCCTACCGGTACCGGTAAGACAATAGTGTTTAGTAAGCTATCCGAGGACTGCGTGCGTGATGGTGAGCGGGTTTTAATACTCGCTCACCGGGGCGAGCTCTTAGACCAGGCAGCCGACAAGTTAAGCCAGGCCACCGGCCTGGGCTGCGCGGTTGAGAAAGCAGAGAATACCTGCCTGGGCAGCTGGTACCGGGTAGTAGTGGGCAGCGTCCAGTCCCTGATGCGGGAGAGTCGTCTGGCCCGGTTCCCGGTAGACTTTTTCAATACCATTATCGTGGATGAGGCTCATCATTGCATTAGTGACAGCTACCAGCGAGTGTTGGGACACTTTGACCAGGCTAAAGTGCTAGGCGTAACGGCTACACCTGACCGGGGGGATATGAGGAACTTAGGGCAGTATTTTGAAAGCCTGGCGTATGAATACACCCTGCCCAGGGCTATCAAAGAAGGGTACCTGTGCAAAATTAAGGCCCAGACTATCCCGTTAAAGCTGGACCTTACCGGGGTAGGCCAACAGGCCGGAGATTTCAAAACTAGTGACCTGGGGTCGGCTCTGGATCCGTACCTGCACCAGATAGCCGAGGAAATGACGAAATACTGTTTTGACCGTAAGACAGTTGTGTTTTTACCACTTATTAAAACATCACAAAAATTCCGGGATATCCTGGAATCTAAAGGTTTTAGGGCTGCCGAAGTAAACGGAGAGAGCCAGGATCGGGCCGAGGTGCTCGCAGACTTCGAGGCCGGCAAGTACGACGTGCTTTGCAACAGTATGTTACTAACAGAGGGCTGGGACTGCCCCAGCGTGGACTGTATTGTCGTACTCAGGCCGACTAAAATTCGGAGCCTATACTGCCAGATGGTAGGTCGCGGGACCCGTCTATTTGACGGTAAAGATAACCTGCTGTTACTAGACTTTCTCTGGCATACAGAACGGCACGAACTATGTCATCCTGCACATCTAATTTGTGAGAGCCCAGAAGTAGCCGAGATTATGACTAAAAATATTGAAGAGGCCGGCTGCCCGGTAGATATCGAGGAGGCTGAGGTACAGGCATCCGAGGATGCAGTACAAGCCCGGGAAGAAGCCCTGGCTGCCCAGCTCAGGGAAATGCGGAACCGGAAACGCAAATTGGTGGATCCGCTGCAGTTCGAAATGAGCATCCAGGCTGAGGACCTGGCCGGATATGTACCCGCCTTTGGCTGGGAAATGGGACCACCCAGTGAGAAGCAGATCAAAACGCTTGAAAAGCTGGGAATATTCCCTGACCAAATCGACAATGCCGGTAAGGCCGCTAAGCTACTGGACAGGCTGGCCGCGAGACGGGTCGAAGGGCTTACCACGCCTAAGCAGATCCGGTTCTTAGAGCAAAAGGGATTCCAGCATGTGGGCACCTGGCAGTTTGACACAGCCAAGAAGCTCATAGACCGGATCGCTGGCAACGGTTGGCGGGTGCCGCGGGATATTAATCCGAGTGAGTATAAGCCGGTGGAGCTAGAACCCTGGACAGTAATAGAAGGCAAATTAAGGACCCAGGGGGTGAGAATTAACTAATGACAGAACTTGAACTACTCGAACATATAGACCCCTCCCGGCTGGACTACCAGGACTGGGTAAACGTGGGAATGGCACTTAAAGACGCGGGATACACAGCAGCTGACTGGGATAACTGGTCTAAGCGTGACGCCGGCCGGTACCACCCAGGGGAATGTTTCCGGAAGTGGGGGAGCTTTAAAGGCTCCTCTAACCCGGTGACTGCCGGTACCCTGGTAGCATTGGCGAAGGACCAGGGATGGGTGCCGGAACGCAGAGAATCCGGCTATGCACTAGAGTGGGATGCCATTATAGGCAGTAAAGATGAGCTAGTGGTAGTGGACAAGAACTGGGTCGAGGGCCAGGAAGTAATAGAACCGGTGAACTGGGACCCGGTGGCCCACTTGACTAAATACTTGTCTATCCTATTTGAAGCTAGTGAGAATGTTGGCTATGTTACCGAAAGCTGGGAGAAAGATGGAAAACATTTACCCACTAAGGGCTGCTGGGACAGGACGGCCGGTGAGCTCATCCAGCAGTTAAATAATTGTAAGGGTGATATAGGTAGCGTCCTGGGTGATTACAAGCCTGAAGTGGGGGCCTGGATCAGATTCAACCCTTTGGATGGTAAAGGCGTTAAGAATGAGAACGTGACTGACTACCGGTATGCGCTGGTAGAATCGGACGATATGGCCATAGATCAACAACACGCCATCATCAGGGAACTTGAGCTGCCGGTGGCCTGCCTGGTGCATAGCGGTAAGAAGAGCCTCCATGCCATCGTGAAGATCGAGGCCGGAAACTATGAGGAATACCGGAAACGGGTTGACTACCTCTATAATGTCTGTAAGAAAAACGGCCTAAAAGTAGACAGTCAGAACCGGAACCCATCACGTTTAAGCCGGATGCCTGGCGTGATGCGTAACGGCCAGAAACAGTTCCTTGTCGATACCAATATAGGAAAAGAGTCATGGCAGGAGTGGCAGGACTGGATCGAGGCAGTCAATGACGACCTACCGGAGCCTGAGAGCATGGCAGAGGCATGGGATAACCTGCCGGAACTGGCCCCGCCTTTAATAGAGGGAGTGCTCAGACAAGGCCATAAAATGCTCCTAGCTGGACCTAGTAAAGCCGGCAAATCATTTGCACTCATAGAGCTATGCTGTGCGATCGCTGAAGGGAAGGACTGGTTGGGGTGGCAGTGTGCCCAGGGGAAAGTTATGTATGTCAATCTGGAGCTGGACCGGGCCAGCTGCTTACACCGGTTCAAAGATGTGTACCAGTCCTTAGGCTGGCAGCCCAAAAATCTGGATAATATCGATATTTGGAACCTCAGGGGCAAAAGTGTACCCATGGATAAACTGGCACCAAAGTTAATCCGGAGAGCTGCTAAAAAGAACTACATAGCTATCATTATTGACCCTATCTATAAAGTCATCACAGGTGATGAAAACTCAGCTGATCAAATGGCTCACTTCTGTAACCAGTTTGACTTGATCTGTCACGACCTGGGAGCGGCCGTAATCTACTGTCACCACCACTCAAAGGGTTACCAGGGACAGAAGCGTTCTATGGACCGGGCCAGTGGTTCCGGTGTGTTCGCCCGGGATCCAGACGTGTTACTTGACCTCATAGAATTAGACCTGACAGACGACCTGCTTAGACAAGAAGAAAATAAGGCCGTCTGTGCAGTCTGTGAATCATGGCTGATAAAGTACGTAAAGGATTGGACTGAAGAAG